AGACAAACAAAGTGTAAAAAGAGCACCTCATTCCTATTGCTCCATTGTCCTCAGGATGATGATGGGCATCATGGCCATTGATGCCACAGCCCATGCAATCTCCTCCTTCTCAAGTTCCCCTGAGTCAATCATCCTCATGGCTTCCCTGGTTGGGTCTTCAGCCTTTGGAATCTTCTTTAGTTTTTCCCACAGGTTGGGGACATTCATCAGGCCCTCCCCAGGTACTTGGGAGGCCTGTGTGTTGCCACTGCATCCTCTTCTGCCTCCCACTTCTCCCTGACCTTCCTGGTCAGTTCTGCAGCCATGGCAGGGTCCTCATCACACATCCTTACAAGTTCATCCCTGCTGTATTCCTTGCAGAAGATGGACTCAAAGGATGCAGCCCTTGCAGGGTCCTCTGTGGCCCACTGGAGAATCCAGTCAATGGAGAGGTTGCTGCCCTTGCCTGCAGCCTTCTTGGCTGCCTTGCAGTCATCCTTCCATCCATTCTCCTCCAGCCAGGAGAGGAGCCCCTGGAGGTCCTTCTGCCTGCCTTCACCCCAGGGGATGCTTGCAGCAGCCTTCTTGATGGCACCCTTCTCATCCCTGAGTTCATACAGGTAGTCCAGGTTGCTGCCAATGTTGTCCAGGCCATAGTCAAAGTACACAGTGTAGTAGGCCTTCCTGTAGGGCCTGGGTGTCTTGGACTTGTTGGTGGTTGCCTCCACATAGGCACCAATCACCTTGTCACCCTTCTTTATCTTGGTGACAGTCCTCAGGAAGAGCCTGGTGTGGCAGTAGAACTCCAGGGCCTTGCCAATGGAGGTCTCATACTTCTGGCCATAGGGCTTGGCATCAGTCTTCTCCCTTATCTGTGTGATGATAATCAGGGAGACCCTTGCATCCTTCAGTTTCTTGTGCTTGGCCTTGAAGAACTTCTGGCTGAGGAACATGGCAGCCTGGGTGCCAAATGAGCCAGGGTCAACCACCTCATCATCATCCTTCAGTTTCTTGAGCCTGCTGGCCTCCATCGCCTCACAGGAGGCATCAGAGAGGCCATTGAGGGAGTCAATTGCATAGATGCCATATCCATCCCCAGGCATGTTCTCAAGGAACAGGGAGACCTTTGCATCCATCTCCTCCAGGGTTGCAGAGTCCCCCTGCACCTTGGTACCAATCCTCCTGGTCTCTGGGTGGATGTCAATGCCGTACAGCCTCTCGGTGGAGAAGGTGTCACCACTCTCACAGTCATCACTGAAGAACTTGAGGCTGTCCTTGAGCCTCCAGTAGTTTGCAGCAATTATCTCATTCTTGATGAAGGTCTTGCCAGATGACTTGTCACCTGCAAGATTCAGGATGTACCCAAACGGGAGCCCGTAGGCACCCTTGTCACCCCCAATCAGGAGGTCCAGCAGGTCACATCCTGTCCTCATTGTCTGCACTTCTTCAACTTCCTTTTTTGCCATCTCTTAAAACTCCTTGCACCTTACATATAGGAATGACAGGGGCCATCTCTGACCACCTGCCATGCTGTATAGGGTCCGGTATGTAATTTCAGACTATCCCCTGTCCTTGCATGCCCTGCACTTGTTGTACATGGCCTCTGTGCACTTGTAGCACAGCCCCTTCTGGTCACAGTCAACACCGAAGTGGTAGCCATTGGGGCATTCCTGGGTGTCATCCTGCTGCTGCCTTGCAGGTCTCTGCCTCTGGGCAGGCTGTTCACTGGGGCCAGCATCTTCAGGCTGCTCCCTGGGCCTGCTGCCCCTTCTCAGGTTGGTGGGCTGGTCAGGGAAGGGGTCATCAAAGTCCTTGCCATCCTCCCCTTCCAGGCTCCTGGAGCCATCCTCATCAGGTTCCTGCTGGTACTCCTCATCCTGGGAGTCACCTGCACTGTCGCTGTTGCCAAACATGATATCCTTAATCTCATCTGGTGTCTTCACAACCATCAGGGCATCAAGGGAGACACACTTGTCCAGCACCTCATCAGACACTTCCTCAGCCCTCTTGTTGAACTCAAAGTTGCTGGCCTTCTTGTAGGTCCTGCCACCATCCATCTTGGCTTCTTCAACCTGGAAGGATACAACCCTGCCCTCTTCGTCAGTGTTGGCGAAGTTGACAACACCCTTGCCCCTCATGCAGGCTGCAGCCTTGTTCTGCAGGTCCTTGGAGAAGTTCTGGTGTGCCACTTCAAAAATCTTGGGTTCCTCAGACTTGGCATGGAAGTCCTCATCAAGTTCCTGCACCTGGTACACACACTTGCGACGGGAGAAGAGGGGCCTGGCTGCCTTCTTGGATTCCTCAGTGCCTTCATTCCAGAGGGCATCAGCCTCATCACAGCAGGGGCACTTCTTTCCATAGGTCTTCTTGGGACAGATGAAGTCCTCCTCATTGGGCCCAATCTTCTGGTGCACCCAGACATCAAGCACATAGTCATACTCACCCACCTCCATCTCACCACTGACAACTGCAGGGTGGTTCTTTGTGCCAATCTTCCAGGGGAGGATGTTTACATCCTGGATTGTCCCAGGGTCACCAAACTTGTAGAACTTCAGGGAGGTGGTCCCGTAGTTCATGAACCCCTTCCTGGGAGCCCCTCCCTTGGATTCTGCTGTTGCTGTCTGCTGCTGGGTTCTCTTGCCCAGGTTGATTCTTGTCCTGCTTGCCATGTTTTTACTCCTTGTGGTTCAGGCCTCTCCTCACAGAGGCTGTTGATTCTTCACCTGCCCAGTCATTGCTCACACCATCCTCGCTCATGTTGTAGGACTTTGACAGTGTCATCCTGACTGCACATTCAATCATTGTCTTCTTGTGGTCAAGGGCCCTGACCTTCACTTCAAGTTTCTGGAGGGCCTTGTTCTTCTCAACCACATCTGCCTTCAGTGTGGAGAGTTCAGGGTCTGCCTCAACCAGGGCTGCAACCTTGGCCTCAGTCAGTTTCTCACCTGCCTGGGCTGCTGCCTTCCTGGTTTCAAGTTCAACCTCTGCAGTCTTCCTGTCAAGGAGGTTCACTGCTGTGTCCCTGTCAGCCCTGGCATCTGCAGCCATCTGGCCATAGTAGTCATAGAGGGATGTCTGCCTGGCCACTGCTGTCTGCAGGTCCATGAAGTCCACATCAAGGTTTGGGTCTTTGTTTATGATTTCTGCCATGTCTGTCTCCTGTGTCTGCCTGTGTATAGGTCCATGTCAGGTCATCCTGCACTGTGCCATGCTGCAAGCACCAGCCCAGGGAATCCTGTGTCATAGGTGTTGATGGCAAACTGGTCCATGATGTCGGCAATCCTCTTGTCTGCCTTGTTCAGCAGGGTGGAGGACATGTATCCAAGGACAGCCCTCCTCACAGCCTCTGCATCCACCTTGCCCTTCATCTTCTTCAGGATGGCTGAGACTTCCCTCCAGGGCTTCCCTGCAAGGAGTGCCCTGCAGAGTTCCAGTGTGTCTGGGTCTTCCTCACAGCCACCTGCCTCAAGCAACTTCATCTGGGCTGCCTCACTCTCCACAGGGATGACCTGCTCAAGCAGTGTGAGTGCATCCCTTGCAGAGCCCTTGGCCATGTCAACAATCTTGGAGAGCACTGCATCAGGCAGCATGAAGTTCTCCTTCTCTGCCACAGAGTGCAGGAGCCCACCAAGTTGCCTGCCAGTCAGGGGCTCCACCTTCCACTTGGTGGACCTGGTGCCAATGGCCTTGCCCTCATCACCCTTGAGGAATGCATCAAGGTTGGTGGTGCAGAAGAAGAAGTACACATGTGGAGGGTACTCCTCAGTTGGCTTCAGGAAGGCCCTCTTTGCATCTGTTGTCATGCCATGTGCCTCATCAAGGATGTAGACCAGGGACTTGCCCTGCAGGGGGAATCCCCTCATCTGCTCCATGATTTCCCTGGCAGTGTCAATGCCCCTGTTCTCTGCAAAGTTTATCTCCTTGATGGAGAACTTGGGATGGGCCCCAAGCAGTTCTGTTGCAATTATCCTGGCCAGTGTGGTCTTGCCACAGCCACTGGGGCCAGAGATGATGTGGCAGTGGGAGACCCTCTTGGGGTCCTGTGCAAAGTGCTGCCTGATTCCTTCCACTGTCTCCTGGTTGCCAATTACATCAGCAAGCACAGTGGGCCTGTATTCTCTGTAAAGAGACATTCTCCAGTCCTCCTATAGATTGCCTGCAGATACACCATACTTGGTGACCAGCAGTCCCTTGATGTCTTCCATGAGGCTGTCAACCTCACCTGCAGATGGTCTCTCATTGCCCGCTGCACTGAATATGGCCTCAACAGCCTCCTGGATTCCTCCTGGCCTCTGTGCCAGTTCATCCTCAAGTTCATTGACCTTTTCCTCAAGGTCGCTGTTCTTGTTTTCCAGGTCTGCCACCCTGTCCTCGTATTCCTCAACCGGGGCATCTATGGAGTCCTTGATGTCTTCCTTGTCTGTATCTGTCACCATCTGGTCCCCCTACTTCCTGATGCCATGGTCTGCAAGTGCCTTGGCTGCCTTCTTGAGTTGCCAGGGCTTCTTGTGCCTCAGGGTGATTGCCCTTGTCACAGGGTCATTGGCAATGTACTGGGAGGGCACGCCATAGGCCATGGCCCTTCTCTGCTTCCTGTTTGGCTGTTGCTTCTGTGTCATCTTCATCCTCTGTTGTAAAAGTTTACCCACCTGGCCAGCATGTGTCCTGTGTTGGACTGGCCAGGTTGGATTCAGCAGTGGCAGTCCACCTGTCACTGCTGTTAGGGAACTATGGCCCTGCACCTGGTCTAAGGAGAAAAACTGGTAAAAGAGACCAATCCAGGTGCAGGACCTTTATTGCCTTGATGGGACTCGGACCCATAACCTCTGCCTTAGGAGGGCAACGCTCTATCCAGTTG